GTAAGGGTGCGGCTTGTGAACAGTACGCATGTACTACTACATTGACAAATAAAAAAACCGGGGCCCGATAATCGGAACCCCGGTACGTTTGCCCGGTGATAATGATAAAGAACCATCATCACATAATGAGCTTAGCTAGTTTCTGTTGTGGGAATTGTCCCGTGCTAATTGTAACTGCTGCCTGACACGCTACTTCTGACCACAACAACCAGTGTATCTCAGGAGGTGCTGATTCTATGTGAGCAAGGGTTACTGATAGCTCACCCTCAAAGGTGGCATTAGCGTTAATTTTGTGATGGATCCAATCATGCACAGCCCTGAACATAAGGTTCTGTTGTGTTGACATAAGATCAGGGTTCGGCTCATTATTCAAGCGAGACACGGGAAGCCATCTTGTTTCACCCGGCAAAGTTACCTTGCTAAGTGATGACATAGCCTCATCGATGCTAACCTCCCTTGTCACGAACAGTGGTTCGATTCGCTCAGCCCGCATCTTAGTGAACTGATCGATTAACCACAGCCTGAATTGTTTACGCTCTGCCAGTGTTGGGACGGTGTTAGGGGCAGCCATCCATGCTTGTGCTAATGAGTCTGCGTCAATCCTCCCATGGCAGCCAGAGCGGCTCATCATCGGTGTCTGTGTCTGTGTTGTCTGTGTCATTGTCGGGAATCTCCCAAAGATGGTAGAAGTACTGATCAGCGATAAAGTCTAAGTCTGTCATCCTTTAAGCATCCTGCGATAGGTAACCCAGGTGACCGCTTGTACTTGTGTTGGCGTTAATTTGTGGCCGCAAATTTCATAGGATCGATCAGCCACTAAACAGTAGGCGCGTTGGATTGTTTCATAAAGGGACGCGCTAATTGACGGCGTCTTTGATGTTGGTATGCGTTGGCCGATGAACGCTGAATAAGCGTGACCATCAATACAGACGGCGTTAGGATCGCCCATGATGGAGCGATAGAATGCCGTTACTTTGCGACCATTAAGGATAGATTCGATGGCCTCAGGTTCTGCTGATTCCATATCCAAATCTAAGATCTTAATGGCCTTGTCTTTGTTGTTTTTGTAGGTGCAAACTTTTGTCAGGCTGAGATCATGATCACTAAGATAGGCATTGATTAACCTATCAGCGTCAGCACAATTTCTTTCCCATCTGTTGTTCGGTGATAGTGCTGCGATCACACCAATAGCCTGACCCATTGTGATGTCATAGGCTGCGATCAATTGGACTCCGAACCTATGGGCCCGAGCGTACCATTCTTTACCCTCAAAGATATCCGCCTCAGTAGCAAGACTGAGAATGCCTGCGATGTTGCGTGTGTTGGCGCGATGCTTAACCCGTTTGGTCATGATGGTTCCCCGTGTTGTTGTTGTTGTTGTTGTGATCAGTAGTCGCAAATGAGATAGACTGACTCTATGTCAATTGTTGGATGCAGCTTAGCGCAAGTAGCGTACGCCTCGGCCTTTGTTTCCTTGACATAGGACAGGACCTGATACCGGTCTTGCTTAGTGTCCCATCCCCGGACTCCCCAGACAAACAATTTAGGTTTGGTCATTGTGACTAGGTGTGTGTTGTGTGTGTGTGTGTTGTGGGCAGCTTTTTAGACGGCTGCCCGCGCTTATTTAGGCGTTGGGATTGAAATACTCTGGCTGAATTGTGAGCGCCCCATCCTGATCTACGGCCATTGCGGCGGCATAGCAATCCCCATACGGGCCCGTATGGATCGCCTCCCAGCCACCATCGGCAGGACACACCCACAGACAATAGGTGGGCACACCCCGGCCATTGGAGCTGGCTACGCCCTTGGATTGGTTGTTCATTGGTTTATTGATTGAACTGATCCAACAATACAGGTCCTGTCAACCAGTGTCAAGTCAACCAAGCAAAGTAGTACAGCTGTACTAACCTGGCGGCTTGTGATAGGTACAACCGTACTAGCCACAGATTCGCATACAAAACACCTATTCCCGATGTGATTGCCGTACAAAGCACACGCACAGGTTGAAACTAGTACGCTTGTATTACTCACCCCTTGCGTACCTGCATCCCCCACAGTGACGCAATATGGCCAGATTCATTGCGCCGCAACGGGTTAGGGTTGGCCACGGTTGGCATTGGACACAGAATTGGACACAGTTACTCCCGAAGTAGAACAGGCGTACTGGCGGACCCCCTATGGGGGGATTGGGGCGGCGGCGGATATGCGTAGGGACTTTAGAAATTTGTGTCAAAATTTACGGGTAGCCGTGTATGCCCCTAGAAGGGCCCTCTGAGGAGCCGTAGGTGTCAATACACCTGCGGGGAGTCAGAGGGGTCTTCCAGAGCCTTATAGACCTCTCTCAGGTCCCAGGAGCCACAGGCGGATACTCCTCATCCAGGTTGCGAGCGTGAGGAACGTATCCTTTGGCAAACAGAACCCGCTGAGCCTCCTCATAGTAGGGGCTATCCTTTGGAGCCACGGCAATGATTCGTTTGGCTTGGTCAGGTGTAAGATCAATCTTGGTCACGGTTGGTCCTCCTGAATCACGTTGAAGATGCTTGGAATGTGCTTACAAAGAATGCTGGCAATCTCTTGAGCAATGACCCGATGCTCCAGCTGTGTCTCCGGCCCACGCCGCACCTCAAGGTAGTGAAGCCAGCTACGCAGCGTCCCACTCATATAGAGCCGGGTAGGACTGTTGATGGGAAGAACCTTTCTGGCACACTCCTTTGCGATTCCTAATTCCAGCAGCCGCTGATACGCCCGCTCACATGTAACGATGGCTTGAGCAGCAACCTGATCTGCTTCATGGATAACCCCAAGAGGTAAGTCGTCTATGCTGTTCTGCCGGTTAGTCAGGTCCTGCCGTCTCCAATCCGGAAGCTCCGGCCTTACCTGTACCTCCGCGTACCGCTGACTAAACTCCTGAAAGGAGAAGCTCCGATGCCGGAGGATCTGTGCGCTGATGTCACGGGTGGTATTTATCTCAACACACGCACTCGCCATCTCAAACGGACTCCAGTGCTTATGCTTGATCAGATACTTAAGCAGCCGTTCTGGGCTCTTATTCTCTTCTTGGGACTTAGGATTACTGACTCTGGCACAGTAGGTGATAATGGACTCAGCATCCGGTGTGATCCAGATAAGCTTAGTAGCAGACATAAGCAGTGGTGGTGATGGGTGGTGGAGTGGTGGTGATAGAGATAGAGGGATGGTAATAACTGCTACTATTGCTGGTGTGGCTATAGTAATATAGTGAGCAACTATTGACTCACTTGTCTTTCCGAAGGTCTTCGACTCCCCTCGCCCCCAAGAGGGGCTCCGGGACTCTTGCCCTCAACAAGTCTAGCGATAGTCGTCCGACTCACGCAATTACACTTACGGTGGTCGGCTCCGCGTCAGTCCCCCTTCGGGGTCCTTCCTTGGTCTTCGGGGCGCCCCTTCGGGGCTTCCTCAGAAGAAGGCCTGCCGGCCTTAGTAAGTACCTTTTTTGTGTCTTTTGGATTTCCTTGTCATACCAAGGGGTTTGGCGGTCTTTATGGGGAAGGGGCGGCGAACGCCAACCCCCTCCTTTTCATCACCGCTGTTCCAAACGCACAATGGGCGTCCCGGATTGGGGCACCACTCCAACAATCCGGCAAGAGCAAGTATCCTTTTTAGGGAATCCAGGAGTAGACCCCAGCATCCACTCCAGTTTCTACGTCCGTAAAGGACCGACCAGCAACGAGCATGTCGGTGGCAAGGGTTGGTTGTTCGATGAACATGGTCAGCATGTTGTCCCACTCACGGCGCTTTTCTTGGATCAGAGCTTCCTTTGAGGAGATGGCAAGGATGTCCTGAAAGTACTTGACGCCAAGGGCAAGTGCATCTACCCGGTCATCGTGCTTGACGGCGCCCTTTTCCCGACACATCCTTGTCAACTGATACATCAGCATTCGAGGCAGCCTTTCTTCTGGGGCCATGTCGTTGTTGGACTGGTAGTCCCAGGTGATAAGGCGTTGATCGATGATAAGGCGATGCTGGTTAAGCACCGGCTCCAGGGTATCAATGATTCGGTCTTCCTTTCTGGTGGTGGCTCGTGTCTCCTCAAAGTTCATGCCAACCTTCATTTCGATGGCATGTTTCTTTAGCAGCTCCATAATCGCACCATCACCAAAGTTGGATTCGATCAGACACGTTTTTGATCCGAACTGCTTTGACCTTCTTAGGATTTCTCTCAAAGTGGCGTCTGAGTATCCGTCCTGAGTAGCATAAATATCTCGAATATAAATGAAACCGTTGATCTGTGACAGGATGATGGATACCGTTTCGTCCTTTCCTCGGCCTGAGGGGTCCACAGCGGTAATTGTTTCCGACCATGGAATAAATTCACCGGTTGCTTTGGGCCGATGCCACCGGTCACCAGGAAGCGCAACGGCAGGCAGATCAAGCAGAGTCTCCTTGTCAGCCCCCCACACCAGATCAGACGGACCACGAGCAGGGTCCAAAGATAGAACGGAGAAATCGGATAGCTTGAGGGGGAACTTGAGGGCGTCGGAAAGGGACGTGTCCAGCTGAAACTGCAACATAAAGTTGCTGCGTGACATTGACTGTTCACGTTCAAGCAAGTTAATCTCGGAAAACCGTGTATCTGTTGGTTTCCACGCAAGATTATCTAACCCTTGCTGTTCAATGTCCTTTTGAAGTTCTTCTGCCAGGATGTCTTCATAACCAGTCAAACTACGCGGATACCTAGCAGGCCATACCATTGGAGTGTAGCCGCGTTCTCGTAAGGTACGATAGATTGTAAATGTGGTCTGAGGCGTGCCAAGGAAGATCACACGGCTGTCCTTCTTGGGCGTAAGTACGGATTCAAATTCAGTGACCAGCTGAAGCAGCTTTTCCCTCATCAAATCTGTAGCTGAGTTGTTCGGAACTTCAATGTCATCAGCCACAATAAGATCAGCTCGGCTACCAGTCAACTGACCGCCAATACCAACACTCTTTACTGAGGGACTTTGAGCGGGCTTTGCACCGGCCACATCAAATGATACTCGACTCCACCGTTGATCATCGTCTACTGGAGCCAAATGGTTCAACCAGGAAAACTCAAGAATACAACGTTGGCAAAAAATGCTAAAGTCATCGGCACGCTGCTTGCTGGCCGACACCACCATAATCTTTTTGTCCCTGTCACAGAACAGGTTCCACAGCACAAACGCAGCCGTGACCCAGCTTTTGCCACATCCTCGAAACATTTGCAGTTGTATACGTTTACCTCCATTTTGAAGGTAACGGGCCATTGCCAATTGAGCGCGAGTAGGGGCAGGAAGCTGAAGAGACTTCCAGCAAAGCCTAAGGAACAGACTAAAGTCTTCCTTCAATCTTTGCTCTAAGTCTGGCTGCGATTGTTTCGAGTTCTTCTGGTGTTGCATCATTTTTAATGCGGTTCATGCGGTAACTAATTAACCAAACATTGTCTTTCGTGTAACCCTTTCTGGGGTCGATACGATCCAATGAGGGTGAGTTGTCTTGAGGTTTTCCATGCCCACGTTCCCACAACAAAGGTTCGTCAGTGATTGGACACGTTAAACGATACAAGCTTTGTAAGAACTCGTAGTCTAGATCATGATCCATGGATTTTGCTTTAGCACGCTTGCGGGTATCCCAAAGCATGTTTTGCAAAATAGCTTTAACTGGATCAGATTGGTTAAGTTTTGCACGGCAACGCTGAGTGGCGCCTCTCTGCTTCTCTACGGCGTGATGGGGATGATAAGGCATGGATGCACCTAAACAATAGTTGAGGGGCCCTACAGGACCGTAGAACCCCCAATGGTGACTATTTACTCTTACGGCTCTTGCCAGCCTTACTGAGGGCGATGGCAATTGCCTGCTTATTGGGGTAGCCTTCCTTAGAAAGCTTCCGGATGTTTTTGGATACCGCCTTCTGTGATTTACCCTTTGAGAGGGGCATGATTACTCACCCTTAAGTTTGGTGTTATACTTCTTGCCACGCCAGGTAAAAGTGCTCTTGCCAGCCTTACGGGCAGCAGCAAAGGACGAGTCGAAGCTGGAAGCACCACTCTTGCGAGGACCCACAACGGGGCTACCCTTAATGGCGGATGCCTTCTTAACGGCAGCCTCACGAGCGCCCTTAAAGCTGGACGTGGAGCCCTTAGCGGCTGCCTGAGCCCGACGACGACGTGCTTCGTCTTTGCTGTTGACGCCGGGAAGAGTGTCATCAATTTTACGGCCAAGTGCCCTAAGAGGGCCACGACCGAGAGCCTCACCAGCTTTGGTGGCAAGAGGGCCAAGGGCTGCATCAGCGGCCACACTGGCAATAGCCGAAGCCGGACCACGAGCAAAGCGAGCCCGAGACAGGGTGCCACTCATCCGACCCATGGCCTGCTTAGCACCACGAGCAGCCTGAGCAGCCTTACGGATCTCTTGACCACGCTGAGCAGCAGCACGCACCTGGCCGGAATCACCAGGAACTCGCATCTGTTGGGCCCCCTGACGGGGAAGGTTCTGACCAGCACGGGCAGAGTTGGGCAGAGTCACGGCCTTGCCTTTTGTGGCTACGGGCTTGCCTTGTGCCTGACGACGCGCCTGAACGGCCTTGGCACGAATCTGACGCATGGCAGGACTGTTGCCGTTTGTGATGGCACGAGGCTGACGGGTCGGAGTGGGACCAGCCCCAGTCGTAACTTTTGCCGGAGTAGCGGGCTTAGGACGACCCAAGGTGCCAGTCACACGACCACCAACACCCTTGCCTTGGTTGATACCAGCACCACGAGGACCGGGTTTACGAGCCTCAGCAGAGCTAACGCGGGCCTGGCTAACGGATTGACGGTTGGCCCGTTGAGGGTTCTGTCCCTGAGTAACGGGCTTATTGGTTGACCGCTTGCTGCGGTTAGAAGAGGAGGTAACTTTTGCCATTACGATCAGGCGTTGATGGGACCAGAAGTCGTAGCCACAGTCACGGAGAAGCCGGAACCAGTACCACCAATGTTGGCAGCAGCAGCACTCAGCACTTCGCCCACGTCGTAGCCGGAACCACCGTTGACAATGGTCACGCTGGTCACAGCACCGCCAGACACAACGATGTTAGCGGTAGCGCCAGTACCAGTACCACCAGTCAGGGCACGAGCATTATAGGTACCGTTGGTGTAGAGGGTACCACCAACCAGGGTGTTGACGGTCAGGATCCGTCCTTGAACGGTCTCAACGCGGGTAGCACGGCCAACGCTGGTGGTGGTCACAGCAGCATCATTAACTGCAATAGCGTAAATAGCATCTTCTGCTTCCTTTACATTAGTAGCAGCAAGAATTGCAGCAGAAGTTTTAGTGGCAAGGTGCTTAATACCTTCCAGTTCAGAACGACGACCAGGAGCGCTGGAGATGTCGCCGTAGGTGGTTCCGCCAGTAGTGATAGACATTTGCTTTACCTAATAAAAGAGTTAACGTTAACTTGCGGTCCAAGAAAGGACCTTAGAAAAGTTGGAGGTGTCAAAAGAATCTTGACCAACCCACCAGGACAACCAGTGGTTCGAACCTTTGGACTGGTTGCAATTTAGGCAGGCGGGCACAACATTATGAGTAGTGTCGTGACCACCTCTTGCCTTAGGATGGACATGATCGAGCGTTAGGTTTTCAGACGAGCCACAATAGACACACTGGTTGTTCCAATGTTCCTTAATGGCTGTCCTCCACATACGCTTTGCTTCGGCTGCGGTCATGGCCTTAAGAAAGTAGAGGTATTCAGAAGGATCTTTGAGAGGCATGAGGCCTGCTGCGGTGGTTTACTTCTTCTTTTTGGGGAATCCTGCTTTCATGTTGGCATACGCCTTAGGCGACACCGTGCTTTTGCTCTTGGGACGGCTGGTTCCTGCCTTGCGACGCTTGTTGATGTTGGCGTAGAGGCCGGGGGGTTTGGCGTTTCCTTTGTTCATTTTTTGGTACTCTTGCCGTTGTGACCGTTTCTGGCTCGGTTTTTGGATGGCGATTCAAGCACCATACGGCCATCCTTAGTATGTGATAGATCGTGACCACCTTTTCCGGCAAGGCCACGCCGTCTCCGCTCTGTCCACCGCTCTTCCGAAGCATTCTTAACGGTGGGTTTCTTATTCAGTTTACGTTGATAGGCAGCCTTTTTGGCAGCTGCCTTTGGATTTGCCGCATAATATTTAGCGGACTTGCTTTTTGATTGCGCCATCTTCTACAAAGACATAATTTTCGAGGCGCTCTAGGCGTTGATTAGCTGCATCAGCACGATTTACCAGCACGTCAACCGATTTAGCAATGTTGTGGAGGGTCAATAAATGCCATCCAAACAATCCAAGTGCCGCAGTGGCTATGACGTTTCTGATAAGGTCCTGAGTATCATCATCGGATGGCCCTTTCGACATCCTCCATCTCCAATTCGAGTGATTCAAAGAGGGTGGCAAGTGGGGAACCAGTGACGGGCAGGCCGGTGATGTTATTCTTGGACAACCAATCGGCTGCGGCCTTAAGATCTTGAGTGGTGGCAACGCCGCTCTTGATGCGGTCGATCAATTCGTTGGTGACGAGGCCGTGAAGCTCGTTGAATTGATCTTCAGTGGCTCTCATTGTCATCAGTTTACCAGTTCAGTAATGAATAGGGTAGTACTAGCACCACCGCCTTGGATGGCAGCAATGTTAGCACCAATTGGAACGGCCAAATTAATGCGTTCACCAGTCCTCAAGTAATGAGTAGAGGTTGAAGCAGTTTGAGTACCAACCCCAATCTGGTAATGACAATGAGTACCACCAGTACAAGTAATCGAAATAAATCGACACGTTGAAGTCAACGCCAAATTGACACTAGATGCACCAAGAGTAATGGTACGAGCAGTTCCCACTTCAAAAGCAGTGGTGGTATCGCTGCTCAAAAAGGTTCCAGCGGTTGTTGAACCGCCAGTTGTAATTGAAGCCATTAGTTATTCTCCTCAATGAGGCGGATGAGTTTGCTAGGATAGGACGGATCGGTCGCGTAGCCTTCGCTTTGGAGCAGCTGACAGCACTCCTTCCACGACGTAGCGCGGTTGATACCTTTGTAGCCCTTGTAGTCTTTGTACCACATGGCAATCAGGTGGTCGATACAAGCAGTAGGGCTGTCGTAGTCCTTAAAGCTGGCCACAACCGTGGTCCAACGGTTATTCAGGAACTCTTTTGTTTCCTGGAGGGTACCAGGAGTGCCCTTGATGCCGAAGAAGTTGTTCTTACCAGACGTGTGTTGACCCCAACTGCTTTCCAGGGCCCACTGGGCTGCCACAACCTCCGGAAACTTGGCCCCACAAGCCTTAGCAACGGCCTTGACGCCCTTCCAAGAGTTCTCAAAGGTCAGGGAAGCAGGGGCAATCTTAATTTCCTCAATGCGACGGAGGTCCATAAACCACGCCTCACCTCCGTGTGTCCACCGTGGAAGCCAATTCTTCCAGGTGTAGCTGACACTCTTGCCTCCAATACCCCGATGAGGGTAGCCTCCGTTGAGGTTATCAAGTTCCCCATAGGGGTCATGAAAGATGCCGTGGGTTTCGGTTGCTCCAATCAACAGAATCCAATGACCACCACCCCGAGGGGCCGATGATGGACCGTGATGAAGAAAGCCCACAGGCACCGGAAGGCCGGCAACAAGGCGATCATAGAGGCTTTGAAGGTTTCCGTTTTTATGGAACGTGGCCTTGACGTTGTAAGCAGCTGCTGCTTTGATCTGTGACTGTGGGTTTGTGGTGTCCCCGTACTTGAGAACAGTTCTCAGGTAGTCATCATCGGCATTGACGCCCGACAAAGCGGAAGGCCACAGGTATTTGACACCCATGGCCATCGTGCTGGAGAAGCACATCCTGTCTGCGTGAGCCGTGCGACTATCTGTCTGTGGGTAGTACTGGGCAACCGGCAGAAGGATGTGTGTCACCGGAGGGAATCCTTAAATTTACGGATTTTGTCGTCCTCAGACCGAAGGGGCTTCAGCAGATTGACAACTTTAAGAAAGACTTGAACAACGCTATTAGCGCGATACTTGCTTAGTCCAATGACCTCAGACGCAATAAAAAGTCCGAAGAAAATGGCAGCTTCATAAGAAAGTTTAAGGCCGAAGATAGTAATCATTTGCCTTGTCCTCGTGATTGTTTACGAGAGTGATTAGGTAGGGAATGTTGCCCCTGCCCCTGTCTAGTCTTTTTCGGGGGGCCTGGGACGTGGGTGATTTTGTTGAGAGCACCCTTTGGTTTGGACATGGTTTAAGGGTTTATTTATTGGGTAGGACTACACGCCTTCAAGTGCCGTTTTGATCTCTTCAGGAGTAGACGCCCCTTCGATCACATTCTGGATCAAGGCGTATCGGTCGCGGATCTCTTGGCGGGCTGCTTCGGCTGCAACCGCATCGACGCCGGGGATCTGCTTGGCGATTACCTCGTCATGCGGGGCAAACTCTTCGGAACGTGCAGCGCGGCGGTGCTGGTGACCGATGGCCTTGCAACGATCCAGGTCGTGCTCGATGCAGCAGTCGCCCATCACCCAGGCGCTGCGGAAGAAGCGATCGCTGGGGATCTCGTCGGTCGTGACGATCTCGTAGGGGACGCCTTCGGGAACATCTTTCAGCGCCAACTCGACTGACTCGGTCGGGATGATGACGGCAACGCCGCCTTCAGGGGTGGGGTAGATGATGCGTTGGTTCATGGCGTTAGCGGAAGATGGAAACATTGCAAGTCAAAGTATCCGTAAGCGCACCCGTTGTGAAAGTCTCTACTCTAACGGCAGCAGCGGTAGGAACAGCGTTTCTATTAAGTGCTGCAATGTAACCACCGTTAGTACTTGGCACAGTTGTGGTTGACTTGCTATCGCCTGTAATGACGACTCCATAATTTGCATCCGCCATCGCGTTTGTAAAATTCACCGTATAGTCACCCACTCCGTTGTCAGTGATCGAGCTGACGTTGTAACTAGCTCTGATGCTAACGGTGCCGGTGCCGTTGAAGTTCACCCAGGCTTTTGCTCGGCCTGATGCAATCTCAGCCGGTGTGCTGGTGTTGGCGCCTGCGCTGTCGGCCAGCGTGGTGATCTTGGCCGTGCTGAGCGTGCTGCTGCCATCAGTGCCCAGCACGATGTTGTTGCTGGCCGAGCTGGGGTTCTTTAGATTTGTTGCTGCGAGTGTGCTCATGATCAGCCCTCGTAAAGAATGTTGATCGACCCCGCGTCAAAGGTGTCGGTGCCGTTGACAGTGGTGATGCGGATGCGGTCGAGGGTGCCGGGAAGAGCAATGGATCCGGCAATGGTAAAATTACATGCGGCATCACTTCTACTTAGAACGCCTTCGCATGTCCATGCATTGCCTGCAATAACTTGTAGTCGCACAGCGCCATGATAAATCATCGACGCTGTATTATTATTTGTAAGCCCAAGACCTGTCGAATAATTTACAGCTGTTACGCTTCCCGTAACTAAACCAGTCACTGAGCCTAAATAGCCGGACGTAGTAAAACTTCCAGATCCCAGTTGAGCAATGAGCAAACTAGTCCCATTCGTACTCACCCCGTTGAACATCACCGTCACCCGCTTCACCCATGACGGGATACCGGTGAAGTTGATACTGGTGCCGCTGGTGCTGTTTTGCGCGGTGGCAAGTGTCATCCGCCCGCGATCAGCAAAGCTCAGGGTGCCGCTGCCGTTGGTGACCAGCGCCTGATCGGCGGACCCATTACCAGTAGGAAGCACCAACGTGTTTGACCCCGCCACAGCCGGAGCGTCGATCTCGGTGTAGCCCGAAGTAGAGCCGTTAAGTCGAAGTGTCATTGTTCTTCCTCCTGAGCAACTTTTTCAATGTTAATAGGATAGTTGTTTTCAGGATCTGCTACTGCTGTACAACCTTGAGGTGGTTGCCAGTCAGATTTTCCATCCCAAAGAACGCGATTAACACAGCGACCTTGGCTATCAAGGATTGCGTATTGCATCACCATGCCCAGACCCTCACATAGCCGTCACCGCCATTACCTCCAGCGCCAGAGTTAAAACCATTCAGGCTTGCGCCTCCGCCACCGCCTCCGCCGCCGCCAGCAACGCACTCGATGTAAAGCATCGTCACGCCAGCAGGTTTGGTCCAGGTGCCGCTGGATAGAAACTCCTGATAGTAACCAGTGTTGCGAAAACTAAGATTGCCAGATCCATCTGTGTTGAAGACCTGGCCACTGGATCCACTTGTTGATCCGTTAAAGATTAAAGGACTCATAATTTGTTAACTTAAATAATAGTCCAGCTAGATCCTGATGGAACGGTTACAATTGCCGAACTGGTAATTGTTACGGGTCCAGCTGTCATTGCATTTTTTCCAGCAGTGATAGTGTAACTAGTCGTTATTTGTTGATCATTTTCATAAAAAACTTGGTTGGCACCACCACCAGATGCACCTCCAGCAAGGCCCCAACTAAGGTTGCCAGCACCATCTGATTTCAGTGCATAACCAGAAACTGCTGCATCAGTGGCGGGAAGGGTCCACAGCACATTAGAAAGGATATTGGCGGGTGCTTGAAAGCCAACGTAATTAGTACCGTTTGCTGTTGCTTCTCCAAATCGAAGATCTGAACGATTATCCAGCAGTACATCACCCGTAGCCTTAACAAGACCTGTAGAATCAACTCGTAAGTATTCAGTATTGGCAACCTTAAAGATTGCAGCATCTGTACCTGGAGCCGAGTTAACTTCAATAGTTCCCCCAACTGTTAACGGAGTATAAGATACCTGTCCAAGTGAACTGAAGGTATGACGAAGAGTTCCGTTAGTACTAATTCCAACAGTATTAGCACTTGGCAAGTAAACACCATTTTGAGGAGTGGTACTACTTGTTGGAATAAAACTATCAGCAGTATTTGTACCTGAAGTGCTAAGACTTCCAGTCAACGTTCCGCCAGATTTTGGCAGTGCTGCACTTGCTACGTCAAAAACACTTTTTACGCTGTTTGGCGTAGCAGCGGTCGAAGTGCTAGTAGATGACGTGCTATCGGTAAGCTGAACAACACCAGCAACACTAGTACTACCAGCAGGAAATGTTTGTCCAGCTGCAAAAACAATAGAACCAGTCATTGTGCCACCTGCTTTAGGAAGAGCAGCGTTGGCAGTAGACTGTGCTGTTGCTACCGAAGAAGTTAGTGTTGAGTCTGCCGAATCTACATAACTCTTAGTAGTTGCATGATTGGACGAACTAGGAGCACCAGGTAGAGTAAGATTTCCAGTAAGTGTACCACCACTTAGTTTCAGATAACGATTCTCTGGATCATTTGGAAAATATTGAATCCAGTTCCAAGTAGGACCAGTTGTTGAATAAATAATCCGAACTGAGAGACCAGGACTACCAATAAAACCCGCAGGAATATTTGCTAACGGCGTAAAACTTTCAATGCCGGTAGAATTTGCAACTTCAATAGCAGTATTATTAACAGGCGAGACTGGAATGGCAGCTACGTTTGCAACTACTGTATAAAGAGCAGAACTAGCAACAGCAGCAATGGCTTGGGTTGCTTTAATGTCGGCTGATGTTGCGGTACTAACAGCAGTATTGGAATTAGATACTGCATTGTTGGCTGAAGTCAACGCACTATTAGCAGTACTAACAGCACTATTTGCCGTACTAATAGCAGTGTTTGCATTAGTGGAAGCTGTGTTTGCAGTACTAACTGCAGCTGAAGCGTTAGAATTTGCTGTATTAGCCGTTGAAACGGCACTGTTGGCAGCCGATAAGGCGGAGTTGGCTGTATTTGTAGCCGAGTTAGCGGTACTAACAGCATTATTGGCAGTACTTACTGCCGACGCCGCCGTTGCTGAAGCTGCATTGGCAGTATTAATAGCAGTAGTTGCATTAGATGAAGCAGTATTGGCTGTACTAACCGCAGATGCAGCAGTAGAAGACGCAGCGTTAGCCGTAGAAACGGCAGAGTTAGCCGTACTGACCGCATTATTGGCCGTTGATACTGCCGAGTTCGCAGTACTAATGGCTGTGTTAGAGTTGGTCAGTGCCGTGTTGGCGGTTGCCGTGGCCGAATCAGCTTCGTTGTTGGCTTCCTGGGCAAGATAAAGGTCTTGCGTAAAGTTATCATTAAGGTCAGCAGCCTTAATGGATGAGCCAGGATAGAATGTTGCTACCGTTGTGCTGGAGTCGGTTTCCCGATAAATGCGAATAGCAACCCCAGCACTAGGTGCGGTAGCAAATTGAATCGTGGTAGCATTGGCGAAGGTATATGCAGTTGTAAGAGTGCCATTAAGGGAAACCTTAACATCAGCACTATCCAGATATGGAAAAGTAAACGAGTAAAGGACTGTTGATCCATTACCCGTATAAGTATTTTGCGTGATGGCCATTGCTTAAAAATTCAATGTGTATGTTATGGTTGACTGTATTGAATCAGATCATACACGCCACCGCGTTGCATTCCCTGACGCATAAGGAACTCATTCTTACGCTTGATGAAGTCTGGGTTAGTAGCCTCCATCTGCCGTTTGGCTGCGTTAATATACTCGTTAAAGATTTCTTCGGTGCGTCGTTTGTAGTAAGGAACAACTAAGCGCTCCTGTGGAGTGAGAGAACCCTCCTTCCACCTAAGCTCATCTGCTTTGAATTGAGGAGATGCAAAGTGATCGGCAAGAGCCTTTTCAAGTCCCATCTCAGCAACAAGTTTTTTAACAGCTGCTCGTTCCTTACCAGTATAAATTTGACCAGTGGTTGCTTGTTTGAACTGTCCCTTCTGCCACACGTTCAGCTCAATGAGTTTCTGAGCAACAGGACTTTGATTTTCTTCAAGAGTTTCAAAGGGAATAATCGCATTCAAGGGGCCACCGGTAGACCGCAGCATAGGTTTACCAGTCAGAATATCCGGCTCATATGGAGCAAGCTGACTGATACCAGGCCATAGTTGAGCAAGTGTCTTTTGGAACAGACTATCGTATTCTCGATAGTACGGATCAGACGCATTGGCCCAGGCCTTTCTGGCTCCAGTATAAGGAATGATCTGTGAGTTAACAAAGTTCAACCCAGCAGAAGACACCGTATCCAAGAAGCTGTTTGGATTGCCAGGGATGTTCTTGCCATTACCAACAAGGTTTGACCAAGTATCCTGAGGATTCAGAATAGTTGCAATACCGTCAAGGTTAGCCAAGTAGCTCTTTTCGGTAAAGCTTCCAGCAATGGCATAGGTCAGAGCAGCTCCAAGCTGATTCAAATCTTCGATATCACCATAGCGGGAAAGGTGACCAAGATCAGCAGCAGCAGCCATCCAGTTAGACAGCGGTTCAAACCACGAATAGGATACCCATTTATCTCCAACCTTAACGGAACGAGGTTGAATACCTTGTTGCCTCCACCGTTCACGCTCATCCGGATCATACGGGGCATTGCCCGTCACCATACCACTGGCACCAGCAGAGTATCCAATGGACAGCAGCAGCGATCCAATCGATTCCCTACCCCTCAACTCGGCAAGAGCAATCTCATCTCCAGACTGAAGTGCCTTACGGTATCCACCAAGAAACTTACCAATCAGCGGCGTGAATCCAAGCTGATACCCCATGATGTTGGCAGGGGTACGGATAAAGGGAAGGATGTATTTACCAGGGGCAATACCCTTCACTTCAATACTAACCAGCTCTTCCAACTTCTTAGCAAAGGCACCTGGGTCATTGGTAAAGGTAACCTCATCGGCATACTGACGGAGAGCTTTATCAGTGATTTGACCAGTCTTTACATCAATTCCACGGCTCATTGCGATCATCGCATGTTCCATGGTTTCAGCAAAGTTCTTGGCACCCTTTTCCGACGCATACATAAAGGCGTCTTGCGTCATCTTCTGACGAACCGCAATGGTACGCAAGAAATCGTCGGACGACATCATGAGGCGGCTGGGAAGTTCCGTCCATCCAATAAAGGAATCAAACCACCGCAGATGACCAGCAACCATCCGTTGGGTATCGTTTGTAGCAGCCAGTTCAAGACCATCAATCATGGCCTTCATTTCTGCTTTGGTGACAACGTTGGCGCTGCTCCAAGAAGCAGGAACACCACTCTTAAAGGTTTGACCAGCAACCTGTGAAGCCTCCAACATCGAGCTAAAGATGGCAGCAAAGCCTTCTCCAGCAGCACCAATCAGGCGATCATCTCCCTCCATAATGCCACGAATGCCAATCTGGGTAGGCTGATACACAAGCCTCGCAGCACCAGAAAGGTTTC